TTAGGTTTCCCTACCGTGCTTTTCGTTGCCTGCCTCACCTAACCGCGCCGTACCAGTAACGTGCCGAACCACAGCCTCATGCCTGCGTTGCCACGCCGCACCCGGTATGAGCGCTACCAAACCGAACCTAACCGTAGGTCTGCCTGCCTAACTCTTGCCGCATTCCACGTTGCCAGGCTGAACCGAGTTCTGCCACACCACGCCTGCGAAACCTAACCTAACCCAACCGGGTCTCTGCCAGAGCCGACCGTACCCGACGGGGCCTAACCACACCTGCCATACCCAACCAAACCTCAACTAGCCGTACCGCAGCAGACGTTACCTGCGTTGCCAAAAAGCTGCCGGACCACGAATTACCTAACGAGCGAAACTACCGTACCTGCCGGGCCATACCTTACCTAACCGCAATCAACCCGACTTGACCGAACCTGCCGCACCAAACCAAACCCTAATAATGGATGCGCCGTGCTCGACCAGACATCACCACGCCTCGCCTGCAATGACGTTCCGCGCCCGCCCGACCGCGCCGGACCGTACCTCACCTAACTGCAATGAACCGTTCTGCGCCTGCCCGACCGCACCCTACCGAACCCATACCGCCGATACCTAGCCTGCCATGCCACGCCGTACTTCCAGCGCACTGAACCTGACCTAAAGCCGCCTGCGCTACCCGACCACACCAAACTAAACCCCAGCTCGCCGTGCCGTACCTGCCTTGTCTACTTCGGATTCCAGCCTTCAAAGTCTTGCAGCAATTGATTGAACGACATTCGATGCGCCCTGAAGCTCGCCTTGATCGCTTCGGGCAGTTTGCCGTGCGCGCCAATGAGCCCTTCAAGTTGACCGAGTAGCCCATCTACGCTGCGAAGACGGAACCCGACCGCTGAAGCGAACATCGGATCGTGCTGCATCGCATCTGCGGTGAGTATCCTCCTTCGAACCGGACCCGGTTTGAATCTCGACGAGACGTTCGCCGAAAGCGTGATCGGCAGCGGCCGTGTAAACTTGCCGATCTTCCACTCGATGCGCACAGACATAATCATCTTGTGCGTAAACGCCAGCCAGTGCTTGCGAGCAGCGCTCGTGACATCCCAGTCGTAGAAGCGGCGCAATGGGTTGTCAGGATCAGCTTCGACAGCCTCGAAAACTAGTTTCTTGTCGAGCAAGCTCACGTGTTCGAGCCGATTCGCGTCAGCGATCCTGAGCAGCTCTTCGCCGATGATCCGAACGTCTTCCTCTGAAAACGGAGCACCGGGCGCTCGGATAAAGTTGACCGTCACCGCCCCGCGGGATGATTTCCCGCGGGGCTTTTTCGCCGCCGCTTTCAAGCGGCAGCCTTACCGCGACCGCGCTTGCGCGGCAGCTTCGCCACGCTGTCGACCTGCGCGTGCTGCTGGTCGATGCCTTCGGCGACAGCCATCGCCTTCTTGAGCGGATCAGACGCACCTGCAAGCCTCTCGGCCGGAATGGCTCGGAATGCGCGCAGCAGCGTATCCGGGATCACGAACTTCTCTTCGGGAACGAGACAGTCCTGAATGATGCGCGTGACCGTTTTCGGGTCGCTGCTTACGCGGTCTGTGTCGATCGTGAACGTACCGAACTCGCCGCCCTTCTCGGGGCGCCAGTCGCACAGGCCGATCGTGCTCGCCGCGCCGTCGAGCGCCGCCATCACCTTGTCAGGCGTGAGCGTCGGCGGGAAATCGAGCACGACATCGATGTACGAGCCTGCCGGCACGATGGCTCGACTTCTAAGGTCGGGGCCGCCGGAAGCGTTGCGCGCCGGGCGCACGTCCATGGTCAAGTCGGCTTGCGTGAGCTTCTTGCCATTCGCGCCGTAGATAGGCGCCGTGAAGCCGCGAACGCGCAGCTCGCGCTTCAACTCGGCCTTCGAGACGACCTTGCCGGTGGAGATGGCGCCCTCGACGATGGTAGCTTTGATGAGCCGACACGGAAGTGCCGGTTCGCCCTTCGCGTTGCGGTACCAGCTCGCCTCGAACTCCTTCGTCAGATCCTTCGGCGGCCGCGGCATCTCCAACCCGACCATCTTGCCGAGCATCATCTCGATCGCCTTGTTGGTCCAGCGGTTCATGAGCACGTCGTCGAGCACCAGACGAACCGCGAGTAGAATGCGCGTGCTGCGCATCGTCGCGAGCGCCTGTGTGGCGAGAAGTGCTGCGTTACTTTGATCGACGTTGACTGCGCTTGTGTTCTTTTTCTTTCCGAATGCCATGAGAACCTCCACTTGTTTTTTCGAATGTGCGTACGAGAGTTCGGATCATGGCGCTGACGTTCAGCCCCATATCCTCAGCCACATCTTCGAAGCGACGATGCTCCTCGTCGCTCAGCCTGAGCGTCAACATCCGCCCCCGTGACGCGCGTTGTTTAACCATGTGCCAATGTATAGACGTATCACATTGACTAGTCAATGTACTTTTTCGACCTAACGCAGAAGTTTTAGTACGCCGCTCGGCGCGCGGTCGAAAAGCCGCGCGATCTCGTTGTTGCCCTTCCCCTTCTTCGCGAGCCAGGCGTAGACGTTCTTTCGCGCTTGGGCGATCGAGGGCGCGCGGCCTGGCCCCTCGTAGAGGTCGCGAAGGCTCACGTGCAGCTCGCCGATACGCGCGTTGACCTCTTGCAGCAGATCGGCCTCGCGTAGCCGCTGCACGAACTTCGTGAATGATCGCTCGTTAGTAGCCAACGCTTTTCACTTCTTTCCCCGCGTCGAGATCAGCGGCCTCGGCTTCGAGCCTGGCCGCCTCTTCGCGCAGTTTTGCGGCCTCTTCGCGCCTCCTCGCCGCGCGCCACTCAGGCGGCCGTCGAGGCTCGTCTTTGTACAGCGAGTAGCAACGAGGTCGATGCCCGCGCTCGGCGAGCTCGTAGGCCAAGCTGTCGCAAGACATGCATCCGCCGTGATCTCCCGCGTAGATGATCTTCTCGTCGCTCATGCCTTCGATCCCTTCTTTCCCATCTTCTTCAAGGCCGCCGCAAGCCGCGTCAGCCCCAGGTCTTCTTCCCCCTTCAACGTTTCTTGCAGCCCGTCGCCCTTGTCGGTCTCGACCAGGTCGAGGAAGTTGTCGAGCTTGTTGATGACCGCTTGAAGGATAAGCTCGTCGCCGGTGCCGCGGGCGACGACGTACTGCACGAGCACGCTCTCGTCCTGGCCGAACCGGTGAGCGCGCGCTTCGAACTGCACCAGGTCGCGCGGCTCCCACACGAGCTCGGCCATCACGACGACGGACGCGAAGGTGAGGTCGATGCCGGTGGACGCGCAGTCGATGTTCGCGACGAGGCAGCACGGGCCCTCGTGGCGCCGCAGCTTGTCGATGATCTTGCCGCGCCGCGGGAGCGCCACGCCGCCGTGGATGAACGAGGTCGGGGCCGTCTCGTTCAAGACGTCGCAAATCTTCTCGCACACGGCGCGCCGGTAGGTTCCGACGACGATGCGCATGCCGGCTTCGAGATGCCCGCGCGCGAGTTCGAGCACGCTCTTCAGCTTGCCGTCCGCGGCACTGTCGAGCGCCATGCGCATGCGCCGCTTGTCGCCGACGAGACGCGCGTTCATGCTCATGCGGTTCTTCGGCGGCACTTGCACGTCGACCACCTGGCGTTGCAGCGCGGGGAGCTCCTTCAACACTTCCCGCTTGGTGCGTCGAAGGCAGAACCAGTCGAGCCGCTTGCGCAGCTCGTCCGAGTTCGAGCGGCCATCGAACGACCAGACCGTCTTGAGCGTGCCGTCGGGGCCTGGGACATCGATCTTTTTGCCGTCACAGTAGCGGCGGCCGAACTGCCAAAAGTCGCCGAATCGGCCGTCGCTGATCGTGTCGACGATGTTGAACAGGTCTCGCACGCGGTCCGTCGGCGGCGTGCCGGTGAGCGCGATGCGCCCGCGAGAGGCGCCGGCGATGGCCTTGCACGCCTTGGCGCGTCGCGAGGTCGGATTCAACAGAACGTGGGCCTCGTCCATGATGAAGGTGAGGTTGCCTTCCGCCCACGCGATGAGCACGTCGACCCAGGCATGGATGATGTCGTAGTGGATCACGACGACGTCGGTCTCGGGCGGTACCGGCGACGGCTTGACGCCGTACGGCTTGAACACGTTCGCGTCGGGCCACCACTTCGCAAGCTCGCCGCCCTTGTCGCCGAGCTCGGCTGGGCGCTCCCACACGCCGCGGACGTGAGCAGGGCACACGATGATGGTCTTCCGCCGAAGTGCTCGCGCCGCCTTGGTGGCCTGTAGCGACTTGCCGACGCCCATGTCGTCGGCGAGCAGCGCGCCGGATGCCGCCTGGTTGATGAGAAAGTCGATGCCGATCTTCTGGTAGTCACGCACGCCTTCGTACGAGACGAGCAGGTTGTGAGGCCACGTGCGGTCGTTCGGCGGCGCGTCGTCGGTGTTGAGCTTCTTCTCGCGCAGGCGCTCGACGACCAGCTCGATCGCATCGGCGTACCCGACTTGCAGACGCCGCTTCGAATCCCACTTCATGCCTGGCACGCCGTGGGCGATCTCTTTCAACTTGGGGCTGAAGTAGGACGCGCCGATCCCCCAAAGAGGCGAGCCGTTACCGAGAGGTTCTACGATGAAGCCGCTCATGATCCCACCAGCTTTGCCGCAGCGCTGCTGACTACGCGCTCGACAGTGAAACAGCGTTTGCAGCGCTTGCAGGCCCAATGAGTGACACGGGGGCCGTGCTTTGCCGGTCCGACTGCCGCCTTGTCGGCATCGTCGCATGTAGCGCGAACGGTTTGCCGGTTGTCGAGCCCGCAATACACACAGGGCATCGGATCCGACTTCGAGAGATTGCACGTCGCAGTGTCGTTCATGGTTCCTCGTGCCACGTTTTCAGCCCGCGGCGTTCCGCCTCTGCGTGCAGGTCTAGGTACAGCGGGAAAGACTCTTCGGGGCCGCCCTCTTGAAACAGATCGAAGTCGCGATCCGCACACATCTGCGCCATCTCGCCTTGAAACACGGGCGGTTCCATGGTGCGCTGCGCCGCCTCATGCGAGCGCTCGCAGTACGCGATGGCGTTAAGAAGGTGTTCGTTCGACATGTCGCAGATGCGAATCTTCTGACCGTCGCCCGTCGTCCAGACTTTCGTGACTTTGCGCATCACGCCACCTTCTTGGCGGCGGGCGCTCCGACGCGCACGGCGCGAACCGCCGGTGCGCCATTCAAGAGGCACGCGATGAGCTGGTAGCCGGGCGCCGGGCGCGTGTACTTGCGCACGACCGCGAGCGCGGCGTCGTAGGCGATGCTGCGCGGCTTCACGCATTCACCTTCGCCGCGAGACGCACAGCCGTTTTCTTCGGCAGCAGCTTCCCGTTCGGTCGTTGTATGCGGCATCGATCGTAGACTAGATACGAATTTGTCGGAAAACCGTTTCGTCTGTCGGAAAGCCTCTTGGCAATCCTGCGCACATCGCTCAGCCAAGAAATCGCCGCCGTAGCCGTAGAGAAAACCCTTGCGCCTGCACGTGTGAGCGTGAAGCCGAGGCCCCCGCAATACTTCCTGCCCAGCGGGTCGAAGATCCGCCAACCCTTCTTGCTCATCGGAGCACCGTGAGCTTCGAGGCCGCGCGAGTGACCGCCGTGTAGAGCCAACGACGCCAGCCCTCTTCGTCGCACATCCCTGGGCGCTCGGCGCACACGACCAGGTCGTTGAACTGCGACCCCTGCATCTTGTGCACGGTCATCGCGTAGCCGAAGTCGAACAGGCTGCCGGCCATCGAGAACGACGAGATGCCGGTCTCGCGCGAGAGCTCTTCTGGGGACGAGAACGTTTTCTCGCGGTTGAACTGCTTGGCAAGCATCTCGTAGCTGCGCGCCTCGATGCCGTCTTCGGGGAACTCGAC